ATCATTGGTTCACAAGTTCTACCGCGTGTAGCTATTGGTATCTCTGGTACAGGTAATATTTACTCAAGTACTGCTAGCGCATTGGTATACGGTGCTGGTACAGATTTTGCAAATACAGTTTCTACTGGTTCTGCAATTCAAGCAGTTGATGAATATGGCACAACAACTAACTTAGGATTTGCTACAGCTACATTTGGTTATGTATCAGTTGCAGTTGCTAACACAGTTGTTTCTGGTAACGTTATTGGTACAACAGGTAACGCATTGACATTGGCAGTTAATCAGCCAGTATCATTCAGTGCTAACTTAGGTACATTAGTTACAGGCACAACATACTTTGTTAATTCAACTCCTAACGCAGCCGCATTTACTGTTTCTGCAACATTAGGTGGCGCGCCAAAAGTTATGACTGCCGCAACAGGTACACCTGATGCATTGCAAGACAGTATTACATTGACAGCAAACGCATTGGCAACTATCACTGGTGTAGGTCAAAACTATGTGTATGCTGATGACGAAGCTGGTTTCATCTTACGTCAAAAAGGTAAGACAAAGTATCTAGTACAAGGTGGTACAACTGGTTTAGTTGCACAGTGCTATACAGCTAACGTTGCTAACACAGCATTGACACCAAATACAATGAACATCTTGTCTACTGATGCAGCCTCTGGTACAGCATACGTTTCAAGTGTTAATGATTATAACAGTGAAATCTTCCCAACACAAGTTGCAGCCGGTTCATTGTCAGTAGGTACATTGTATACAATTTACTCTAGTGGTACAACGGATTGGTCAGTATGTGGTGCGGCATCTAATATGACAGGTGTTACATTCCTTGCTACAGCCGCAGGTACTGGTACAGGTACTGCTGTTGTTAATAGTGTTAACCCTGATGTTATCGCTACATTCAACACAGCATACGCCGCTAATACATACGAAGGTCAACCTAACCCGATCGTGGTTATTGCTAGTGCTTAATCATGACTTCCAGTAGTACTATTAAAATGCCAGCTCAGACTACTAAAACTGAAATCGCTGTACTTCAAGTTCAAGTTAAAAACATTGAACTAGATGTCAGCGAAATCAAAAGTAATCTTAAAGATATGCATGAATGCCTTGATCGTAACGCACATGAGACAAGAGATATGTTGAAAGAAATGCGTGAGGAAGATACTAGGGCTCATAAAGAACTAGCTTCAAAAATTTCTGCTTTAGAAAAGTGGAGATGGATGATGATGGGGGCAGGTATAGTTCTAGGATCACTGGGATTCGATATGATAGCAAAGCTATTAAAATAAAAAAAGCGACTTAGGTCGCTTTTTTTGTAAGTGTGTTTAATTTTTCTTGCACAACATCAAAGTTCACAGTATTAAACAATCCAGGATGTAATGGTTTGGGATATTGATTATCACCCACCCATGCATACCCACAATGTTCTTCATTCAATACAGGAGTGAACTCTTTATCAACTTCACAAAAAAATGTATGATATGTGAATGTATGATTTACAAATTTCTGTATAGGAACTAGTTTAGCTTTCTTTGGGAAGTAACCAATTTCTTCCATACACTCACGTTCAACACCCTCCATAAGTGTCTCATCGTTTTCTACCTTACCGCCCGGAATTCCCCAGTTGCCTGGGTTTTTGTTGTCCGTTCTTAATAGATAAAGATAGCGTTGTGTTCTTTTAGAGTAAAAGAAAACGCCTGCGCTAGTGTTGCTCATACTATGATTTATCACAGTATTAGATGACGATAGAATAATCCCCTTGAGCGTACCAACCTTCATACGACTTCATCCAAACACCGTCGGGGGTGTAACGATATTGAATTGATGTAGTTAAATTGGTTACATACTCAACTGTAGTAGACACTTGACTGTCAAAACTGACATACCATGACGCAGAGGTAGCATCATATTCTACAATGTCGTTTGCATTTGCAATTAGTTCACCCCATGCAACAGTTGGGCTGCCGGCACTACCTACAGATTCAACTAGTAAATAACGGACCCCGTTAACAGGTCCGGGTAATCCTGCATTGGGTCCTGATACTAATGGATTCACTACACTATTAACAGGACTTAATGTATTCTGTGGTAATGTGTCTGTATCAATATCGTAAATCAACAATCTATCATCAGTTGGATCTGGTACAATAGTACCCACAATATCAGTATTCATGTAGGGATTCTGTAACCATATTTGTGATATGCCTGGTCTTATTGTACCATACACATTCAATAAGCTTGTCCAATATAAACTTGTATCAGGTGGCTCAGGGTAATTCAAATCAACATTGCTCACAAAGTTATTATTATCTGCAGGCAACAACTGAAGTCTATTACCCATTAGTAATACTTTATATCCATATGGTGTAATCTTTTGACGAGTGCCTAATAGTAAATCATCATTTTGAATATCTTGTAATGCAGTGCCCTTGAAAATACTTGCAATAACTTTTTCAATAACACCCATCTTTTTAAGTTTGGCCGCATTACTTAACCAGATCGGCATGTAGAACTTCCAACTCATTACATCAATAGGATTGCCTGTACCTTGTGGTATACTACGACTACTGAATGTTAAACCATCTTGATATACAACACTTAAGCTAGTCCAATCAATAAAGTTATCAGTAGATTGAATCTCCATTGATGGGTTAAACAATGTGCCTAGTTGTTCAATCAATTCTAATTTTTGTTGATAGTTTGTAGTCCAAAAGTCTACTGTAATTCGTAATGTGTATGGTACAGGCATTAGTCTTTCAACTGTAAATGCTTGTCCTTGAACACTTTCATATTGCCCTGTTTCAGTATTGAAAGTTCTTTGTCTAACATTAATTCTATCTACATACGTAGGATCCTGTGTACGTTTTTGGTCGTACTCTAATCCACTAATATAATAGGTAATCAACGGTGCACTTGGTAAATTACTTCCACTGTTATTAGCAATGATAGCACTTGCTTGTCTACTACTATCTCCGTACATGATAGGTACACGCACAAGAATCTCATTTCCTGCAGGGTCTTTACCTTTAGTAACTTCCCAGTAACTAAAGATTTTTGCAAACTGAATTAAAAATCTGCGTATCTGATTATCGTAAAAAAATTGTGCCATATTATGCTACTGGTGGTAAAGGATCTGGAGCAATCGTCAACATAGTAGACAATGCTTGTTTCTGCGGAATTACTGCTCCCGACGTTGTTACTGTAACGTTGCTGTTATTTATGAAGCTTGCTGTTTGTGTCTTATCATCATCAATCAATCCAGTATCCGTACGTACATTCTCACTAATTCTAACCCATAACTGACCATCCCAACGATATAACAGTTGGGGTAGATAGTCAATACGTAAGAAGTAATCTCCAACTTGTGGATTCTGCGGGAAGCTAATGCCTGCACCTGTTGGGAATCCATTTGGTGCTTGTCCATCACCTGACAAGTAACTTGTTGTATAACCAAAGCTACGTGGACTACTACGTGCAATGAATTGGAATCTAGGATCACAGTCTGCTCTAAAATCCATTACCGGTGTTATCTCATCAGTAAATCCGGGTGCTTCTGGATTTTGGTCAGCAGTTGAGTATGTATTGTCAGCAGTACCATATGGTCCTGTAATAGTCATCATACTATCAATAGTCAATACCATTTCTGCTTGTACTGAACCAGAGCCGCCATCTGTCATTGGCGCCGCAAAACTCATTGCAGACAATAACATAGTTTGATTAGTTGTGCTAGTTGTAGTAATTACATTAGTTGGTACAGGTGCAGATGGAATTCCAGGGAACGCTACATCTAAAATGTTATCTTTAATGAATGCAATTGTTGCAGCCGGTATGCGTAGATAAGGACTATCGTTCACATATTCGGTACTAGTAAAAATTTCTACTACTGGATTAGGTGCACCGGTGCTTGCCGCACTTGTTACTATATTAACAGGGGGTGCCGGCTGATCGTACTTACCTGACAATACACCATCAGAACTGTATTCACCGTATGTTGGTACAATGTATAAATTGCTGTTATCGTAACCTGATTTAGGTAGTAAACGTTTTGCCTCTTCAAGGTTAGCATTATTAATCGCAATATTCCTATTATAGGTACCAAGAATATCTTTAAGATTTTGTTCTTCAGTTAATCTCCAATATGTTGTATTAGGTGGATTAGTACCTGCAGGAACATCGGCAATAGAAATATAATTCTTATCACCATAACTAATAATATATCCTTCTGGATATGGTTTAGTTATATCCCATACTCCAAGATAATTATCTTGGTTAATAGGCTCTTGTAATATCTGACTAAATTCTTCACTATCAACTAATGGTTCACATTTAATGCGCCACAAATGCGGGAACCAAGTTTGACTAAACCCTTCTGACGCATAATTAGCATCAGTGATTTGCATAAATCGTTTTAATGCAACCGGTATAGTTTCTTTTAATGGATTATAATCTAGTAAGTGAGGTAATTCTAATACATCACCTACCATTAATTTACGACCAACAATATCAATCATATCGTTATAATGAACGGTGATGAATACAATATCATTGTTTAAGAATAAACCAAACTGACTTAAATCAAAGTCTAAATTTTGTACATTATAGTGACCACGTAAACGATAAATGTTTGGATCATATGTTCTATCTCTATTCTCTAGGAATAATAAATCCTGAATATTAACAGGACTCATTGTTTCATATTGAGGTTGAGTATAATCAATACTAGGGCCTTGATCTGTAGGACCTAAATATTTATGAATGTATAAATCCGTGCCGCCAACACGTAATTCTTCGGATATTGTTCTATCAAAGAAACGATAATCATTCTGTTTATTTGGGCGGTATAAGGATAACTTTGGCATAATAGTATTTATCGCAATGCCCTACGCTTGAATCCTAAGGTTGACAATAAATATGGGCTGTGTTATAATAATAAAATCATAGTAAAGGAGTGCCTAATGGCAACACGTAAACGCAATTCAGAAGACCACAGTCAAGTTAAAGCATTGAACCCAAGAGATGCAGATGTACAGCATTATGGGGATGAACCATTGTTTGTGCTTCAGCCTGATGAGGACAAACGCAGGGTCGCATTGATGCGTAGTTTTACTTGGTATCATCGTTTTTATGGTAAAAAAGATGCCAAAGAATTACTTTCCCAATATTTAGATTTAAACAACAGACCAGCCGACGCAAAAACTATGCGTAAGATCCATGAAAATGAATTCTTACTGACATTGTGCTGGTTAGCACGTATGCAATTACGTGGTCTAGAATTGAATGAGCATGAAGAATTAACACTTAATAACGAAATTAACCGTCTATTAAAAATTGTTCACAAGCCTGAAGAAGTTAAAGCTGAGGTTGAGGTATCAACAAGACCTAACATTCAGGACATTCTAAAAGAAAAAGCACGTGATGCCGGAGGTGAACTTGAAGGGTTGTTTGATGAATTCATTACATCCGGTGCACCTACGAAACATTCATTGAGACCAATGGATGAAGTTGCTAAAAAGAATGTGATGCCACAACATATCAGTTTATTGACTGAAGTGTGGAAGAAAAAACAAAACGAGTTTGAAGAATTACTTAAAGGTTCAGATAAGCAACTGATTGAAGGTTATGTATATCTTAACAAAACACAAATTAAAAATGTACTCAAATTTATTGAGCAAGTGCTTAATGACTTGAACAGTTACATTAGTGTTAAGAAAGCCGCTAAAGCTCCTAGGGCACGTAAGGCTGTACCAGTTGAGAAAATTGTTGCTAAACTTAAATATCTTAAAACATTCAAGGATACTGCTAGCAAACTTGATTTGATTAGTATTCATCCTACTAAACTACATGGTGCAAGTGAAGCTTGGGTATATGATACCGCAAAACGTAAACTGCATCACTACATTGCCGATGATTACAGTAAAGCATTTACTGTTAAAGGTAATACTCTGCTCGGCTTTGATACGGCAAAGTCAGAGATTAAAACATTAAGAAAACCCGCAGAGCAATTGAAAGAAATTATGGGTAGCAAACCGGCTGCACGTAAATATTTTAATGATATTAAAGCAGTAGCTACAACACCTAATGGCCGCTTTAATGAAGGTATGATTATTTTAAAGGCATTCTAAAATGAATTTGATTCAAAAATTTCTATTATGGTTTAGCG